GTGCCCCCAGTAGTCCCCTCTCTTTGCGTGTATGGTTGAGTGACACGACTTGCACAGCGCGATCAGGTTACTACGATCGTGTGTACCACCTTCACTCAGAGGCAGCTTGTGGTGGATCTCTTCAGTCGGCACGATAATTCCACGTTCAAAACACAGCTCACAGAACGGATGCTCCGCAGCATACTTGTCACGGATCCTCTTCCATGCACGACCGTATCTTTTCTTTGTGGCTTTATTGCGTCCATACTTTTCATAATTGCTATTGACCTTGTGCTGGTGTTCCGGGCAGTATCTTCCGTCTGTCAGATTCGGACAACCCGGATATGCACAAGGTTTCTTTGGTTTGCTCGGCATATATAAAACCTCCAGACATAACAAAAGCCCTGAAGGATTCTCTCCCTCAAGGCTCTCTTCATTTTCCTTGCGCATTATAACAATATCACATAGGCCGTATATAATTCTATGGACTTTACTGTAAACCTTCCGGAACCACGACGCAATCCAGTGCTTTCTTATGGAGCTTGAACACATTGTCGATACTGAAGTTCAGCTTCACAGCGATCTGTTCCCAGCTGACATAGTTGAGATATCTCAGTTCCAGAAGAAGCTGCAGCTCCGGATCCTGTACTGCCTTGATACTCTCCATGATCTGAGACTTGATCTCCACTAATTCCAGTACATCCCCGTTTATCTCATTCTCCAGATCCATAATCTTCACAACGGCATCTTCTATTCTGGAACCATATTGCTTCGACTTCGGCAGATCAGAATAAGTGACCGTTGCTTTTGTTGCAAGCTCATGGAGATTCGCAATTTGCTCCATCTTATTTTCTATCCGCTGATCCACGCGGTATGCTCTCATCAGGTAGTTCTTTGTAGCAATCTGCTGTTTATTCATCTGAACCACCTACCTTTCGCTTCTTAATATCCGCCTTCACCGCAGCGATCAGCCTTCGCTGTGACATGTCCTTCGACTGCAGAGCAGCCATGATATCTTCATCGATCGTTCCGGCTGTAATGATATGCTGCACCACTACAGTCTCGGAGTTCTGTCCCTGCCGCCAAAGTCGTGCTACTGTCTGCTGATAAAGCTCCAGGCTCCAGGTGAGACCGTACCAAATCAGGATATGACCGCCGCTCTGCAGATTCAGACCATGCCCGGCGGATGCAGGATGTACCAATGCAACCGGCAGCTCACGTCTGTTCCATCTCTCAATGGATTTATCCGAAATTAGCCTTTCATAATGAATGCCAAGTTCCTGAAGTTTTCTCTCAATCCTTGCCAGATCATGCTGATACCAGTATGCGATCATCACCGGTTCCCCATTTGCTGCTTCCAGAAGATCCTCCAAAGCTTCCAGCTTCTTGTCATGAATCTCTGCCACCGCTTCCTCATCGGTATAGACAGCTCCGTTTGCCATCTGCACAAGCTTTCCTGAAAGCACCGCCGCATTTGCCGCAGTCACTTCCCCTTCTACAAGCGGCAGGATCTTCTCCTTGTAGAAATCGTCATACAGTTCATATTCATTGGCGTCCATGTAGACACGGTACTGGTTTTCCATAAGTTCCGGCATCTTCAGGTGATCCAGTGCTCTCATGGAGATCGTAATATCGGAAACCTTATCATAAATCTGTTCTTCTGCTCCCGGACGCAGCCTATAGCTGTAAACCACCTGTCCGTTCATCCGATCCGGCACAAAATACTGATTCCTGTATTGTGTGATGAACCTTCCCAGACGTTTGCCCATATCCAGACATTTGTACTCAGCGAACAGATCCATCAATCCATTTCCGGAAGGTGTGCCGGTAAGTCCGATCACTCTTCTTACTTTAGGACGAACCTTAAGGAAGGATTTCACCCTTTTGGACTGCCAGTTTTTAAAAGAGGAAAGCTCATCCAGAACCACCATATCGAAATCAAACGGTACGCCGCTCTTGTCCACCAGCCACTGCAGATTTTCCCTGTTGATAATGTAAATGTCCGCATCCGCCTGAAGTGCCTGCATTCTTTCCTTTGCTGTTCCAACTACTACGGAATAACGAAGATGTGACAGATGATCCCACTTCCGGATCTCTTCGCCCCAGGTGTTTCTCGCAACCCTTAAAGGTGCTACCACAAGGACCTTACCAACCTCGAAGCGGTCATACATCAGCTGTTCGATCGCTGTTAAAGTAATAGAGGTTTTCCCAAGTCCCATAGAAAGGATCACAGCAGCGATCGGATGCTCCATAATGTAATTGATGGCAAATTCCTGATAATCATGAGGTTTGTATTGCATCCAGCACACCTCCAATCTCATCCATGTCATCCAGCACAAATACCGGAAATCCTAACTTCTGCAGTTGTACGTGTCTGTGAAGCTGCAGCTTTCTCGGAACCTTGCCCGGTGCCTTCAGCTCCACGAAGCCGATTTTTCCATCAGGTAATAAAACAATCCGGTCAGGCCAACCCGCAGAGCCGGCGTTCCACTTTTCGCACAAGCCTCCGCGGCTCAGTACCTGCAGCCGTAAACGTCTTTCAATCAAGTTTTCTCTCATCGCATTTCACCCGTCATATAATCCGGAATGATGGTCATTCACCTCATAACCAAAAACCCTCTTATATCTAAAAAATTCGTTCTATAAGGACTTTTATATATTGAGAGTAATGACCATCATTTTATGCAGCTCATGTAAGTCAGAACCGCATCAATCCAGAAAATCCTGTCCTTCCTTTAGTCTTAAGCCATACACCTTCACACCTGTACTCTTACGGAACCGGTTATACCCGGCCTTATCCAAAGCTGCATAAAAGTCCGTCGTGCTTCTGGTATATTCTCCGTTTTTAAGGCAATAGGCCCGATATGCCTGATATAACTCCCCGGATTTTTCAACATATGACGCATCCAGCTCGCAGCAGTCATCCAGGAATTGTCCCAGCCAGTTGTTGTCCGCCCGGTACGCTTCAATCGCATCCTGGACCACCTGCGGGATCTCCATATGAAAGTGCTTTGCGATAGCAGCCTGAGCGCCTTCAATAATCCACTTCATCACATAGCTTCCGGCATGCTCGTACAGATAATCCGCATAGTTCTTGATATCTGACTTCCCCGTGATCTTCGCATTGAAGGGAATCACGATCAGTCTTCTCCAGATACCTTCATCATTCGCCCCGACTTTCGGAAGATGGTTGGTATAGAGCACCAACGTATGCGAAGGAACGAAGGCGAATGGATCCTTATACTTTTTCTCTGCCTGGATCTCATCCGTAGAACAGAGCTGCTTCACCACAGCGGTATTCAGCCGCATACCCTCTTCCATCTCTGATGAAATGATCAGACGCTTCCCCTTCAGTTCCGCCATCTCCGGCTTCACATTCCGTTTGCAGTTCATGGTCAGGGCTTCCGCAGACAGCTTGCCGGCGTAATTCCCCATCACCCTGTAAATCGTGTTCCAGAAAGTTGACTTACCATTGGCACCGCCGCCGTAAGCAATGATCATATGCTCCTGATAGACCTTTCCGATTGCAGCTAGCCCGACTGTCTCCTGCACATAGGCAATCAGCTTCTGATCCCCACAGAAAAACAGATCCAGCGCATCCAGCCACAGCTGCTTACCTTCATCTCCCGGAGAACAGGAAGTGATCTTCGTAATATAGTCATCCGGATCATGTTCCTTCTCTCCGCTTATGCCCTGAACCAGGTCATAAGTCGCATCCGGCGTATTCAGCAGATTTTCATTCTTATCCAGGTCACTCACACTGATGGCAAGCATCGGCTTCGCAGTATTGGCAGCAGAAACAATGTATTTGTAGTCGCGCCTCTTCATGACGAACTTCAGATAGGTCTGGGCTGAAAGGAGCATGAAATACAGTCCGATAGCATTCAGCGGAACCGCCTTTTCCAGATCCTTGCCGCCAGCCTTTACCACGCGTTCCGCAACGCCTGCCTGTACAAGTGCCTTCTGACAACGCTCCACCTCATCAAGCGCATCCTGAAGCTGCAGATCAAGGAACTCTTCCACCGCACCGATTGCCAGCTGCTTGTCCTCTCTCCAGCAGTTCCCGTCGAACCTTAAGAAATCCGTAGCATTTGTGTACTTCAGTTCATTGCCATATTCCCGGACCAGAACCTTTGCCTCTCCGATATCAGAATAGTCTTCCGGTTTTAAGGACATCCCTTCAAAATCGCCTTCGTACTCTTCCGGCGGAATATAGCCTTCCTGTGTGGCAATCTTCTTATTGAAGAACTTGACCGCGCTGCCCCAAATCACATTCAGCTCTTCATCCGATAACGGCGGATCACATTTCTTCGCATGCTCCATAAAAGCATTCCTGGCTTTGTCCGTCAGTCCGAAGCGCTTCAGGACCCTGCCGGCAAAATGGCTCATGGTGTTATTCCTGCTGCCTTCTGAAATCACACCGGAATAATTCACATTCTCTTCGGTGCTCTCATCCACCAGATCGATCTCCTCATCTACAGAGACCCAGCCTTCATTGACCACAATTTCAGAGCAGTCACATCCGAAGATGAATCTTGCCGCATCCAGTGCATTATCATCGAAAAATGGATACTTCTTCTGCAATGCAGCCTTCATCGCTGCGTACCTGTCGGCATTCACGCATTCCTCAATAGGGAAATAAATGTGATACCTCGGTCTCGGGCTCATCCCTTCCTTCGGAAGCATATGATGTCTGCTGGCCGCCATCATGAAATCCACGTCCGGCATCAGTTCGATCAGCTTGTCTGACGTGATCCACTCTGCAGGTTCTTCACTGTGGTCATTGTCCAGATCCATCACCAGGCAGTCAGAAGAAAGGAAATTATCGACATTCCTGTAATTTCCCTGATACCTTGCGCAAACATGGTCATAAGCCACCGCTGCCTTTAGCCCGGCTTCATCCGTGACCGTTACCTGTTTTGGATAACTGCAGTTACTTTTCTTTCCGACGCAGTTTGCAGTGAAAATAGTAAATTGCATGGTTTCCACCTCTTTCATAAAAGTAAGGATCTTGATCCTCCTACTCTCCTAATCAGGTTTGAGGCTTGACTTTCCGATGGAACCGGAATCTTTTTCAGATTTTTTCTGCATGCCATGCATCGCTTCCTTTTATATGCACAAAACTGCAAAGCACCTTTTTCAACAAATTTCAAAATTCATCGGAAAAATGCCCCGCTTTCCTGATTAGGAGAGTAGGAAGGCAAAACTTCTGGATCTTGCACAAGGAAAAAATGAAGAAGGAGGAAAAGAGAATCATGAGCAAGATGAAAGATTTATCGATGGTTCTGGATGAGCTTGTGACCTGCGGTGAAACGCTGATCAACACGGCAAACGCCCTGAAGGAAATCTTCAGCGATACCGCAGCAGCAGATCTGGCACCAAAGAACAGCAAAAAGACCACTGCTGCAAAACCTGCTGCAGAAGCCTCAGCCAAAGCGGAAGGATCAGAGGAACCGAAAGCTGCAGATAATCAGCCTACTGCAAAGACCTTTACGAAAGAAGAAGTCCGCGGCATCCTCGCAGCAAAATCCAGCGCCGGACATTCTGATGAAGTCAGAGCCCTGCTTTCAAAGTTTGGAGCCAAACAGCTGAAGCAGGTGGATCCGAAAGACTATGCAGCGCTGGTACAGAAAGCTGAGGTGATTGGCAATGAGTAAGCATGCATACTTGTCTGCTTCTTCCAGCCACAGATGGCTGAACTGCCCTCCATCGGCAAAACTCAACGCCGAAGCAGAACAGACCACATCGGAATATGCCCGTCAGGGAACCGACTGCCATGAGCTCTGTGCTTATCTGGTAGAAGCGGCACTCGGAAGGGATGTCACCGATCCGACAGAGAACCTGGATTACTATGATTCCGAAATGCAGCAATGCGCGGAGGAATACCGGAACTTTGTTCTGGAACAAATAGAAAAAGCCAAGTCCTACTGCTCTGACCCTGTGGTCTGCATTGAACAGAGGCTTGACTTTTCAAGATGGGTAAAAGATGGATTCGGTACCGGTGACTGTGTCATCGTAGCCGATGAAGAGCTTCAGATCATCGATTATAAACATGGTGTCGGTGTTTTGGTAGCGGCAGATCATAACAGTCAAATGATGTGCTACGCCCTGGGCGCTCTGGAAGTATTCGACGGCATCTATGATATTGAACGAATCCAGATGACGATCTTCCAGCCCCGTCGGGATAACATCAGTACCTGTACCCTTACAAAAGAGGAACTGCTTTCCTGGGCTGATACAGTTTTGAAGCCTACCGCAGAACTTGCCATGAAGGGCGAAGGCGAATTCAAAGCCGGTGATCACTGCCAGTTCTGTGCAGTGAAAGCCACCTGCCGCAAGCGTGCGGAATACAACCTGGAGCTTGCCAAATATGATTTCGCCATGCCGGACACACTGGAAGAAACAGAGATTTCTGCCATCCTTGGCAAGGTGGATGCTCTTGTAGCCTGGGCGAATGACATCAAGGAATACGCTTTAAAGCAGGCGCAGTCCGGCGTTACCTACGAAGGTTGGAAAGTTGTAGAAGGAAAATCCAACAGAAAATTTACAGATGAAGCAGCCGTCGCTGCTGTTGTAGAAGAGAACGGATTCGATCCTTATGAAAAGAAGCTGCTTGGCATCACGGCCATGACTACGCTTCTCGGAAAGAAGAAGTTTGAAGAACTGCTTGGTGGGCTGATCCAGAAGCCACCAGGAAAACCTACACTCGTACCGGAAACAGATAAAAGACCGGCGATGAATACCGCCGCAGAAGATTTTAAAGACATGGATTCAAACGATAAAAATGAAAGAGAGGAAAAATAATATGTCTAAGATCATGAACCCTACCAAAGTTATCACAGGACCGACCACCCGCTGGAGCTATGCCAACGTCTTTGAGCCGAAAGCCATCAACGGCGGCACTCCAAAGTACAGCGTCAGTCTGATCATCCCGAAGTCGGATAAGAAGACAATTCAGAAAGTCAAGGCCGCCATCCAGGCAGCCTATGAGGAAGGCCAGAGCAAGCTGAAGGGAAACGGGAAGACAGTTCCTTCCCTCTCCGTCCTGAAGACACCGCTCCGTGACGGAGATCTGGAACGTCCCGATGATGAGGCTTATGCCAATGCATACTTCATCAATGCCAACTCCACTAATCCTCCGGGAATCGTGGATGCCGACCGCAACCCGATCATCGACCGCGCTGAGGTCTACTCCGGCGTATACGGCAGAGCCAGCATCAACATGTATGCCTTCAACACGAATGGCAATAAAGGCATTGCCTGCGGCCTTAACAATCTGCAGAAGATTTCCGACGGAGAACCTCTTGGCGGCATGACCAGAGCCGCAGATGATTTCGCAGATGAAGATGAAGGCGATGAGGATTTTCTTGACTAAGAAAGCTGTGGAATAACGACAAAAGGGCGGCAACAAGGAATGACCCTGCTGCCGCCCGACATTTTAACAAAAGGAGAAGCACACTCATGAAAAATATAACACTGTTTAAGCCCATTGTACTCAGAAACTCTCTGGATGATATGACGCTCTCGCAAAAGGAAATTGCCCTTGATCTACTTTCTAACCGTAAATTACTCGTACCCGGGAGCGACGGTATGCATTTC